GCGCTTGCCACGCTGGATGTGGATACGGGTACCGTGACATTTGGTACGCCCGTGGCCATTCCCGGCGCGGTGAGTCTTTCCCTTGATCCTGAGGGAGACAACGATCCGTTCTATGCGGATGATATGGTCTACTACATGACCGCAGCCAATAACGGCTACTCCGGTGATTTGGAGGTTGCACTCCTTCCGGACAGTTTCAGAACGGATATCATGCATGAGACCGAGGATGATAACGGAGTGCTTGTGGAGGATTCCACGGTGGAGCCGGAGCATTTCGCTCTGCTTTTCGAGTTCACCGGAGACCAGAAGAAGATTCGTCACTGCTTGTACTACTGCAGCGCGGCTCGTCCGTCCATCGAGGGACAGACCATCGAGGATTCCAAAGAGGTCAAGACCGAGTCTCTGGAAATCACGGCATCGCCTCTTCCGAGCGGCTATGTGAAGGTCAAGACCGGCAACAACACGGCGGATGAGACTTACAACAACTGGTACACAGCGGTGTATGAGCCGACCATTACGGAGAAGACAAGCACGGACAGCACGGCTGACACTTCTTCGAATACAGCTGCAACTACAAGTACCAAGGCATCCACAACCAAGTCGAGCAAGACCGCAGCGGATGCGTAATATCGTAGGAGATGTAAGAACGGCGGCGGGGGAGTGAAGAGCTTCCCTGCCATATTTTTGAAACGGAGGATTTTACAATGGCACTTACCAAAACCATAAACATTGACGGAAAAGATGTGGTGTTCAGAGCATCGGCAGCTATTCCGAGGATTTACAGAAACAGATTTCACAGGGACATTTATAAAGACCTGAGAGACCTTCAGCAGGGCATCGATAATGAGAACCCGGAGGCTTCAACTCTTGATTCGTTCTCACTGGAGCTCTTTGAGGACATCAGCTACATCATGGCAAAGCACGCAGACCCGACAGGAGTTCCGGACACGCCCGATGAATGGCTCGAGCAGTTCAACACATTTTCGATTTATCAGGTTTTGCCTCAGATAATCGAATTATGGGGACTCAATATTCAGACTCAGGTGGAATCTAAAAAAAACTTCGACCAACTGACCGGGAAATGACAACACCGCTCCTCTTGCTCAGATGCGTTCAGCTTGGAATTCATATCTCAGAGCTGGATCTTCTGACAATCGGGACGGTGAACGATATGTATAGTGAACTCAATAATGATGAGAATTCGGATGATTACTGCACGCTGGCAACGCAGGATGATATGGATCGGTTTTGATTGAGAAAATTGCCGATTTGTGTTACTATACCGTCAAGCGATAAATGCCGCCGGGTATGCTTTTTGCTCATTCCATTAGGCCTTTGAAGGAATGTGGCAGGAGGCTTTTTTTATGCCTTCAACACAAACAATGGAAGGAGGTAAAAGCTATGCAGTGGTTGATACTTATTCTGGCCGGGCTGCTTGAAGTTTTCTGGGCAACGTTCCTTCGCTTGTCCGAGGGTTTCACGAAGCTGGTGCCGAGCATTATCGCCATCGTCGGAAATCTGGCAAGTATTTACATGCTCTCGCTGGCGCTGAAGAATCTTCCGCTCGGATCGGCGTATGCCATCTGGACGGGAATCGGTGTAGTCGGCACGTTCATTATCGGCATCGTGGCATTCCATGAGTCGGTAAGTATTCCGCAGGTCATCTGTGTCATCATGATACTTTGCGGAATCATCGGAATGAAGCTGACAGGCGCGGCTGGGTGAAAAGACTACAATATTTGATCTTACGAGGAACCTTCGGGTTCCTTTTTTCATGCAGAAATTAAGGAAAGGAGGCTTATCGCATGGCTTCAAGGATTGCCGGTATTACCGTTGAAATCGGCGGCGATACTACTAAATTACAGACAGCCCTGAAGGGCGTCAATTCAGAAATTAGAAATACCCAGGCACAGCTTAAGGATGTCGATAAGCTCCTGAAACTGGATCCGGGCAATACAGAGCTTCTCGCTCAGAAGCACAAGCTCTTAGGTGAAGCAATAAACGAGACTAAGAATAAGCTGCAGACACTTAAGACTGCTGCATCTCAGGCAGATGAGGCGTTAAAGAACGGCACCATCTCTCAGGAGCAGTATGATGGACTTCAGAGGGAAATTGCTGAAACGGAACAGAAATTAAAAGACCTGGAGACGGCTGCCAATCAGTCGGCTACAGCGCTTCAGAAGATTGCCGCGACCGGTGACAAGCTAAAGAGCGTCGGTGATTCTGTATCGAGTGTCGGCAAGTCTCTCACCACTCATGTGACACTTCCTCTTGCGGCGGCAGGTGCGGCAGGCGTGAAGTCCTTTGCCGAGGTCGACAAGACCATGCAGCTTGCAAATAAGACTATGGGAAACACGGCAACTGAAGCAGAGATGGTTGATAAAGCCATGACCACGGCAGCTGCGAACTCCACCTATGGCGTAAGCGATGCGGCAAATGCCATGCTGAACTTCGCCCGTGCCGGTCTTGATGCAAAGGAATCCTCCGATGCACTGGCACCAGCCATGAACCTGGCTGCCGGTGAAGGCGGTGACCTGGATACGGTTTCCGCAGGACTTGTTGCTACAATCAATGGATTTCATGGCTCATTTAGTGAAGCCAGTAACTATGCTGACGTATTTGCATCGGCCTGTAATAACTCGGCTCTGGATGTAAACAGTCTATCCAGTGCCATGTCCGTTGCGGCACCTATTTTCTCTGCGGCGGGATATAAAGTAAATGACGCAGCCCTTTACATGGGCGTTATGGCGAATAACGGTATCGATGCAGACAAGGCTGCGAACTCTCTGAAAACAGGACTCGCGCGACTCGTTTCTCCTGCAAAGGAAGGAGCGGACATGATGGAGCAGCTTGGCATTTCCGTTACAAACTCGGATGGCTCCATGAAGGACTCAATAACTGTTCAGAAGGAACTGCACGATGCTTTCGCACAGCTTTCAGAATCAGAGCAGATTGCAGCGGCATCGGCTATCTTCGGTAAGAACCAGATGGCTCCGTGGCTTGCTCTCATTAATACTGCTCCGACCGATGTCGATAACCTGAGCAATTCCATCAATAACTGTTCCGGACTGACGGACGAGATGGCGGATACCATGATGAGCGGTTTCGGCGGTTCCATCGAGCAGCTGAAGTCCTCACTGGATGTTCTTGTTTACACACTGGGACAGACGCTCGCTCCGACTATTCAGAAGGTGGTAAATGCCATACAGGGACTCGTGAACTGGCTGAACAGCCTGACTCCGGCACAAAGGTCCGTAGTTGTTCACATCGGACTCATCGTCGCGGCCATCGGTCCAGTGCTTTTGATTGTCGGAAAGCTTATCTCAACTGTCGGCACGATTATGACGGTCGTTCCGAAGCTTGCAGGCATCATCAATACGGTGAAGGGAGCATTTGCAGCCCTTAACGCCACAATGCTTGCAAACCCGATTGTTCTTATCATTGCTGCCATTGCGGCACTGGTCGCGGCTTTTATATATCTGTGGAACACGAATGAAGAGTTCAGGCAATTTTGGATTGACCTCTGGAACAATATAAAAGAAGTGGCTGTAGCTGTCTGGGAAGGCCTGAAGGAGTTCTTCGCATCCGCCTGGGAAGCAATCAAGACGACAGCCGTCACGGTGTGGACGGCCATCAGCGAATTCTTCTCCGGATTGTGGGAAGGCATCAAGACGCTGTTTACCACAGTGGTTACGGTTATCTCGACATTCCTCAGCACCGCATGGAATACGATAAAGACCACAGCAACAACGGTATGGACAGCTATATCCACCTTTTTCAGTACACTGTGGAACGGAATCAAAACCACCTTCACAACGGCGGTCAATGCGATATCGACTTTCCTTACCACAGCCTGGAACACGATCAAGAGTACGGTAACAACGGTCTGGACGGCAATCTCCACATTCTTCACGACCATGTGGAACGGCATTAAGACCATCTTCACTACTGTGGTTACGGCAATACAGACTTTTCTTACCACGGCTTGGAATACGATCAAGACTGTGGCTACTACGGTATGGAATGCCATAAAAACCACGATTCAGACGGTGATGACGGGAATCCAGACGGTTATAACGACCGTGTGGAATGCGATAAAGACAGCCATCACGACTGTTATAAATGCGATTAAAACCACGATTACCACAGTCTGGAATTCCATCAAGGCGGCGGTTACCACGGTTGCGAACGGTATAAAGACGGCAGTAACAACGGCTTTCACAAATATGCTCTCAGGCATCAGGAGTATCTGCGGAAATATCTACTCTGCGGTAAAGGGCGGTTTCGACACAGCCATCAACTTCGTGAAGGGACTTGCATCTCAGACTTTCAAATGGGGTGCTGATTTTATCGGTGGTATCGTGAACGGTATTAAGTCCATGATTGGCAAGGTCGGCGAGGCGGTTTCAAGTGTCGCTGAGAAGATTAAGTCCATCCTTCACTTCTCCGTGCCGGACGAGGGTCCGCTTACGGATTATGAAAGCTGGATGCCGGACTTTATCGGCGGACTGGCCAAGGGCATCGAGAAGAGCCGAGGCATGATTGATAAGGCAATGACGGATGTTGCGGGTGATATGGTTATTTCACCGCAGGTGCTTGCGGCGCAGGGTGCGATAGCAGGAGGCGGCAGTTCCGGAAGCGGTGATTTGCTTTCCGGAATAACCGGTGCTCTTAACACAGCACTTGCCGGAGCCGGCGGAGGAGGGGATATCGTTATCCCCGTATACCTTGGCACGGACATGATTGATGAGGTCGTTGTAACAGCCCAGCAGAGGGTAAATCTGAAGTCAGGAGGCAGGTAAATGGCACATTTACAGTATTTGATATTTAATGACGAAAATATACCGATGCCTGTCTCTTACAGCATGGATTTATCCGATGTAGAGGCAGACAGCGGCGGCACAACGGAAGCCGGAACCACGCAGCGAGATGTGGTGAGAGAAGGCGTGGTCGAGATAAAAGTAAGCTTCAATGTTTCAAAGACATGGCTGATGAAACTCACGAATTACAAGAAGCTTTCCAAAATGACCGTGCAGTACCTTAATACGGCAACGATGGAGATGACTTCAACGGAAATGTATATCACGGGCTTTTCAAGTAAGCTGGCATCGGATACCTCCTACGGTTCGCTGTGGGAGGTGTCTTTCACATTGAAGGAATTCTGATGAATACCGTCGTGTTTCCCGACGGAATTAGGACGCACGAGAGGAGGTGGATTTTTGTACTCGGTCAGTGATGAATTTTTAGAAGCAATCAAAGCGAATACAAGAAGCTACTACTGGACGGGAACGATAACCACCACGGACGGCACGGTGTATGAAATCACGCAGGAGGATATCGTTAAGGGAAGCGGATACATATCAACCCAGTGCTGCGGATCTACGGAGATTGAACTGGGAACCGTATATGCCGCAGAGCTTGGCATCTCACTCTTTTCGGAGATAGACCGTTACACTCTTGAGGATGCTGTTATTGAAATGAAGTATCACCTTGAGCTTTCGGACGGCACCTATGAGGAAGTTCCGATGGGAATCTTTGAGGTGAGCGAGGCAAACCGTAAGGTCAGGACACTTGAAATCAAAGCATACGATTACATGCTTCGGTTTGAGAAGAACTTCAACGGATTTTCAACCATCGGTAACGCCTATGATTTCATGGAGCTCTGCAGCAAAGGCTGTAAGGTGGAACTGGCACAGACGAGAGATGAGATTGAGGCGCTTCCGAACGGTACGGAGAATCTTTCCATTTATGAGGATAATGACATCGAGACTTACCGTGATGTGCTTTATTATGTCGGTCAGGGTTCTCGGGGGCTTCTGGGTGATAAACAGGAGCGGAGCATTAGAGCTTCGTAAGTATGAAGCAGAACCGGTGCTGACCTTCGAGCAGAAGCACAGATATTCATCGAGCTTTTCGGATTTCATTACGAGGTACACGGCGGTTAGCTCCACCAACCTCCGGACGCAGATAGCGGAATACTACGCACTTGAAACCGATGACGGACTCACCATGAATCTCGGCGTGAATCCACTCCTGCAGTTCGGTACGGATGATACCAGGAAGGAGCTTATCACCAATATCCTGAACGATATTGTAGTGGTGAACTATGTGCCTTTCGATTCCGACACCATCGGCAATCCTGCACTCGACCTCGGGGATATCATTTCCTTTACAGGAGGTCAGGCTGATTCCACGAAGTACGCCTGCATCACGGCAAGCAACATTAAAATCGGCGGCAGGCAGACAATCAAATGTGTAGGTAAAAATCCGAAGCTCTCGCAGGCTAAGTCTAAGAACGATAAGAACATCTCGGGACTCTTAAATCAGGTGGAGGCGGCAAAGATTGGCATCCATACATTTACGAATGCATCGGCTTTTACCATAAGCGATACGGATGTGCAGATCATAAGCATTCAGTTCGCAACGAGCGAGGAAAATCACGCGCAGTTCTTCGGTCAGGTCATCGTAAATGTCACGGCTGATGAGGAGACACGCTCAGCAACGGCAAAGGGCGATATTACTATCCCCGCGGATGACATCATATCGGCTGTGGGAACTGCAGCGGCTGAAACGGAAGCCGGTGATGACGTGGTGCTTTCCGTGGAACTCCCGGCAAGTTGGACGGTGGACGGGCAGGCGGTTGCATACTTTACATTTGAATTAAATGACGAGGTCGTTGAGATTCATCACCCGATAGAGACCTGGCATTCCGGAGCGCATACAATTCTGCTTTATTATCCGATTGAAAATGTGGTGGCGAACTACACGAATACATTTAATGTCTACATGAGGATGAGCGGCGGCACGGCTTCGGTGGATACGGGAAACTGCATCGCTTCCATCAGCGGTCAGGGCATGGGTGCTGCGGATGCCTGGGACGGAACCATCAACCTTACGGACACCATCGAGAGACTTAAAATCGGCAACGGTCCGAAGATACATACGCTTTCTGATTCCATTACTATGGAATACCAGAAACTTCATACTGAAACACTATCACAGGTAATCACGGGACGCAGGAGCATCGGTGCTTTCGGCAGTCCCTTTGTTGTTGAGGAGGATTAAAACATGGCTAAGAAAAAGTTAAAAGGAACGATGACACTGGAACTTATCGACTCCTCGACAGAAGAGGTGCTCGAGAGCTTACCGAGTCTGCGGATAATGTCTATCCGCTTTCAAGTAATCTTCCCGGAGCGTATGCATCCAATGATGTAAACTCCACGGCAAACACGGCCAGAGGAAGCCTTAACCTAACGGAAAGCAAGACTCTGGATAACGGTTATCGTTTTGTCTGGGAATTTACTCCGAGTCAGGGCAACGGAACAATCGCGGCTGCGGCTCTTACCTCCGCGCAGGGCGGTGCCAATGCTTACGGCAGCACGGTGGCAGATGATACGCCTTTCCTGCTTGTCTGCAAGATAAACGTCGGTGACCTTACCACGGAGGAGCAGCTCCCGCTTCACCAGTGTGTGGAGATTGACTTTGAAAATGAATATCTTTATTCGATGGCATTTGCTGATTCTGCTGTTACCATCACGAAGAGCAGATTCCCGATATTTACGCTTGGGCTGAATGAAGAACTCAGCGGTTCCGGGTACACGGTTGAAGAGACAAAAACTCTGACCTGTTCTACTTTCAAGTTCCTCGGCAGTTATACCAAGTACGGGGACTTTCTCGATGGGCATGACGGTTAC